TGGCGTGGAGCCTTACAGCAGATTATTACCAAGCCGTTGAGGCTAAACGTGTTTCCGTCCAAAGCAAAGAAGTGCTGAAGCTGACGGAAAAAGTATTGCAGACTGAGAGGAAGAATGATGAGCAAACAAGAATTCTTGAAAAGCAAGCAGTGGCAGAGGGTCAAAGGGCAGATGCTTTATATCGGCGTAACATTGAGCTTGCTCGCCAGCTTGGTGGGTTGCAGTTACCCGGGAGTTGTAAAGCCCCCGCAGGAACTGCCTCTGTCTCCGCCAGCGAGCCTTCTGGTGAAACCGGACAGTGCCTCGTTTCAAGAGAGGCTTCAGAATCTCTCATTGCAGAAGCCAAGCGAGCAGACGACACATTGAATTATTCTCTAACCTGCTACAAATTTATTATAGAACTTGAGCAACAAAGAGCTAGGATGTTGAATGTGGATTAAGGACGATTTAACAAGTTTTGTGCAGAAAGCACGACTAAAACACGGAACATTGTATTCCTATACTCTCGTGGAATATGTTAACAGTGTTACAGATATTGTTGTAATATGCCAAGAGCACGGAGAATTCATAACCACCCCGTCTCGGCATCTCCGAGGAACAGGTTGTCCTTTTTGTGCCCTTAAAAGGCGTGCAAGAAAGCAAGCTCTTGGCACAGAAGGGTTTATTCTAAGAGCTAAGCAGATACATGGAAACAGGTATGACTACTCCAAGGTTAATTATCTGAATAGAAACACAGCGGTTGTTCTAGTGTGCCCCAAGCACGGGGAATTTTCGCAAGTTCCTAAAAATCATCTCGCAGGAAATAATTGTCCAGCCTGTACACTTGAAAGCAAAACAAAGTCTAAAGAGAAGTTTGTTGAGCAGGCAGAGATAAAGCATTTCTGCAAGTATGACTATTCGCTCACAGAATACTTAGGGGTAGATTATCACGTAGAAATTACCTGCAAGGAGCATGGAGTGTTCCGCCAAACGGCGTGGTCACATCTCTCAGGGCAAGGCTGCCCGCAGTGTGCTAAACACGGGTTTGATAGTAAAAAAGAGGCCGGTATATACGTCCTAATCTCAGATAACATGGTCAAGGTCGGAATAACAAACAAAAGTAGCAGGGTTAGATGTCTCGCAGTTTCTGTAGCGAGTGGAAAAACATTTGAGACAGCCTTAGAAATCCGTGCAACTGGCGAGTTGATTCTAAGTGCTGAACAAGAGGTGTTAAAAACACTTAGAAGTATGTATCCAACACCAGAAGGGCCGTTTGATGGATACACCGAGTGCTTTATAGGGGCCGATCAAGCTTATGTAGAGAGGTTGGTAATAGAGACTGTCAGGAGGAAAACAAATGAACAACGAGGAACAGCTTCCAACAAAGAAGCCTAAACAAAAGATGGAGCCTGTGACACAGATTAGCTTTGAACGGCGAAATGACCTTACGAAACTGTTGAAGCAGTTGGATAAGCTCACTCCTGATAGCATTGCTACACTCGTAGAGGTGCTGCAGGATAAAGAGGCCGATCCGAAGCTCCGTGTGGATGTGGCTAAGACGCTGCTTGCAACACGCATTGCTGTATCAGAATCCATCAGCAAGGATCAGTTGACTAGATCCATAGCGCAAGCTAGACTTGTAATGGCAGCAGCTCCGAAGCTAGGGCCACGAGATGTTGAAGAGGAAGACGATGCACCTAGAATTCTCTTCACGCCAAACGTAATTTTGGACTGCGCTAAAACTACGAATTTGTAAATAAAGCTTGACTTCTGTGTATTCACATGTTACAATGCGTTTATGGAATAAGAATTTCAGCCGGGAGTTTCCCCTCCTTTCGACCGGCTGAGAAGACGGCGACGTAGTAACGTCTATAAATAAAAGCTACGGAAGTCTTCTGAGACTATATTCAGACGAACCGTGTGGCTGGCAGCCTCGTAAGAGCTGTCCCTGTATGTTAGTAAGCAGGCTTGTTCTCTTGAAGATCAGGAGGCACAAGAATAACTATTGAATACGCGTTCCCACATCGGGGCACTTTGGCAATTGAGCCACGTTAGAATGTCAATAGTTATTCTTGTGGGTGTTTAACCACAAAGTGCGCTGGCCTATAAATTCAAGTGGGCGGTAGGCATCTGGATCTAGCAACCTCGCCTGACGAGGCCTTATTGGCTGAAACCCTCGCGGGTCGCGTGGATTCTCCCCGGCTAGATGAATAAATGGAGATCCCTCACTTGATGACGCCCCGGAAAGACGGGGGCTTACAAGCAAGAACATCGTAATAAGTCCCGGATGCAAGCCTCTTTGCCCAGACGAGGTGAAAGCTCAAACAGCGTCCTACGGTAGCGGTGCTCTTTCTTGTGAGTCATACGGTGGAATCTGATACGTTATCCCTAACGGGCGTCCTGTGGCATGGAAACTACCCCACATCATCCTACAGCATTAAGGTAGGCTCTGTGATAATGCAGATATACTCATTTCAAACGCAAATACCTTCTCCCAAGTTATTGCGTTGTCATCTCGGAGGCTTCTTCGGGGTGCTTAGAGGGTCGTCAGGAATACTTCGAGCTGGGGTGGAAAGCCCTGTAAAGATTTTGCCTATGTGCTCCAGTGGCCGACGAGAACGCACTTGTAATGCGTTGAGAGTAATCTCCACCGGGGGTTCAAATCCCTCCGTAGGCTCCAGTTTTATGAAGGTGTAGCTCAATTGGCAGAGTACCTGACTTCCATTCAGGACGTTATCGGTTCGAGGTCGATCACCTTCTCAGTTTTAAGAACAAACAGAAGCCTGCGTGACAGGACACAATGTAGAGTGTAAGCATAAGCCTCTTCTGGTATCTCATTTTGAGAATGCCCGAAGGGGCTTTATTGTGTTTACATTTAGGAGAAAGATTATGGAAAAGGAATTGCGTATTGTAAGTATTTCAGGAAAGTTCTCCCTGCGGGAGTGCCTCGTAGATGAGGACGGTTATGTGGAAAGTGTTCTGGATGCTCCTGACACTAAGTACAAAAGTTTAGCAGAGATGAAGGCTTTCTTGGAGGCTGCGGGGAGGGCTGGGAAAATGGCGGTTACAGTGATCAATAGCTCGAATCGTAGTGAGCTGATTCGTAGTGAGCGATGGGAGGGGTGATTTATGGCTGAACAAATGTTGTTTGCTCCCTGTAGCATCAACCAACGCATTCTGTTGATGGATGAAACTACGGATGTAATTATTACAGGTGGTGGTAGACTTGTGCCTTCACTATAAAAGTAGTTCCTTAAACGGTGAAACCCTCAGATGAGGCAATACCGTGCCAAGCCCTTAATAGGTGCAGTGCGTAACGACTATCGAAAAGCAGCCAAGGCTGAACTGAGTAGAGTAGGATCAAGCGGTCCGAAACAGGAACAACCGAGAGGTTAAGATATAGTCTGAGCTTCTACAGCGATGTAGAGATGCGGGTAAAGCCGCTGGCAAGCAAGTAGCGAAGCTTGTTGAACAATACCGGCAGGTGGTGGTAAAGCGTTAGCGCACGGTGAAAAAGTGCTAACGCCTGATGGTTTTATAAACATTGAAGATACGAAAGTCGGGGATCAGGTTGTTACCCCATCTGGTAGTATTGAGCGCATCACAGGAGTTTTCCCTCAAGGCGCGGTTCAACTATACCGAGTAGAATTCCAAGATGGGCGTTCAGTAGAGACTTGTGGAGAACATCTGTGGAAGTTTCATAGATCTGGTAACGGAAGCAGTAACTCTATCGTTGGAAATACTCTGGAAATGCTGCAACACCTTGGCACAGTAAAGCAGTATGGTAAAGGCTCTCCAATCATCCCGCTTGTTTCTCCTCTTAGTGATAACTCAACTTCCTTGCCGCTTCCGCCATATCTGGTAGGGTGTTTGCTTGGAGACGGGTATCTGCCTCTCAAGGGACAGCCTAGCCTTACAAGTGCAGACCCTTTTATTATTGAAGAGTTAGCCAGAGACGGAGTGGATATTGGTGGAGTAACTCGTAGCGAAGGTAATCTAGCCTCTCAGTATAGTATTAAAGGGGTTCGTAGTAAGTTGAGGGACTTGTGCTTAGAAGGAACGAACAGCTTTACGAAGTTTATTCCAGAAGAGTATAAGAACGGTAGTTGTGAAGATAAGTTCAGTATCATTCAAGGACTTTTCGATACAGATGGGTATGTGTCCCCAGATGGGAAAACCTATTACTACACAGTCTCGAAGGATCTTGCAAAAGATGTCAGAGAGATTCTATATTCCCTCGGATTTAGTGTGACAACTACCATTAAGGTGGGCAAGTATAAAAAAGACGGGGAAGTTGTAATCTGTGGAGACTGTTACTGCTTGTATGTACGTGGTAAGAATCAGAAACGTTTGTTCAGGCTCCCAAGAAAAGTGAACAGAGCAAAGGAGAAGAATGTTGGCCTGAAGGTAGTCTCTATTGTTCCTACGCGAGTTGGCTATGCTACTTGTATCTCTATCTCTGGCGAAGAAAAGTTGTTTGTGACAACAAACTACATTGTCACCCACAATACGAGAATGTGCTTGACAAAGTATTTAGCATACCTTTCCGATAAAAACTTTCGTGGCGTAGTATTCCGGCAAAGTTTTCCACAACTTTCTGCCCCCGGTGGTATCATTGATGAGTCACACCAGATTTATCCGTATTTCGGGGGTATCTATAAGGCTCAGGCTAAGAAGTGGGTATTTCCTAGCGGCGCTACCCTGCAGTTCGCCGCAATTGGAGATGATAGAGACTTACCGGGATGGCAAGGTAGCCAGCTCACAAATGTCCTCGTTGATGAAGCGGCGGAATGGACTGAGAAACAAATTCTATTCCTACTCACCCGGATGCGATCTGCAAACTTTAAAGGTAAGTTGCAGATGATTCTCTCCACCAACCCTTCAAACACCTCTTACTTGTTCGACTGGTTGCTTCCTCTGTTGGACGAAGATACTGGTGTGCCACGAGAAGGTACAGAGAACATCATCCGGTGGTTTGTGGTTATTGACGACAAGGTTAGATTTGGGCCCTCGCCAGAAGCTCTATATGAAGAGTTTGGGACAGGAAAGACATTAGGGGTAGATTTTATTCCTAAGAGTATCAGGATGATTCCTTTATCTGTATATGATAATACCATTCTACTCAAGAATAATCCAGAATATTTGGCAAACCTGCTGTCACAGTCTAAGATTAACCAACTCCGTTTTTTAAAGGGGAGTTGGACGGCGGTAGCTAATGGCGGGGTCTATTGGAACAAGAGCTTTACAGAAGGGCAGATGATTGATGTGCAAGACCTCCCGGAAGACATTACGTGGGTCAGGTATTATGACTTCGGCAGTTCTGAACCATCTTCAGCTTTGCCAAACCCCGATTGGTCGTGTGGAGTAAAACTTGGAAGGCAGAAAAGCACAGGAAATTATTTCGTCGCAGATGTTCTTCGGTTTAGGAAAAGCCTACAAGGAATCTTAGATGAGGTTGAACGACAGGCATTTATTGACGGGACAGAAGAGTGTCAAGTTGGAATTCCACGCGACCCCGGAGCTGGAGGAAAGTTTGCTAATCTGTTTATGACAAGAGAGCTGGCGGAAAGGGGGATTCCAACTAAGACAGAAATCGTATCTGGGCACTCTTCAAAACTCTCTAAGTTCCTCCCATTCTGCAGTATGTGCGAAGCCAAGGCTGTGTACTATGTAAGGGCGCACTGGAACGATGATTTCTTTAATGAACTCAGCATTTTTGATGGCGGAAATCGTAAAACCAAGGATGACCAAGTCGATGCGCTCTCAAGCAGTTTTAGGGCACTTGCTCGTGCAAACACCCTCCCAACCTTCTCTCTCGGCAACGACGCATATACTCGTCCTTCGCCAATAAACTAGCCACTTCCACCTAGGTATGCAAGTGTTCTATTAGATATTGCAAATATATTTAGTAAAACACTTGCTATTGGAAACTAAACATGTTATAATACATGGTATAAGAATTCACATGAACAATAACACTAAAGGAGGCTTACATTGGCTGAAGAGTTAAATATTGGCCTCTTGGCAAAGGATGAAGATTCTCCCGGAGCACCTCGTATTGGCGGAATGTCTGAAGTAGGCTACGTTGGTACTAAGGTTATCTCCAAGCAGATCCTCGAAGATGAGGATCGAAATTGGAGGATGCCTTCTCGTATCAAAGTCGTAAACCAGATGGCTAAGTACCACGCCATTGCAGCAGCCCTGCAGTTCTACACTGTGATGCTCGCAAGAACTCCATACCAAATTACTGTAGGTGCCGAAGCAACAGATGCTGAGAAAGAACGGGCTAAGTTTGTCCAGACATGTCTTAACGACATGGACGACAGCTTCTTCTCCACTCTCGTATCAGCTCTCTCCTACCTGCGCTATGGATTCTCTATCCACGAGAAACAATACAAGCGCCGCGTCAAAGGTAAATCCAAATATAAAGATGGCCTCATTGGTCTTGCTGGCTTGAAGCCTCGCAGTCAATCCACCATTAGTGGCTGGCTCTACTCTGAAGATGGTCGTACCCTGAAGGGTGTTGAGCAATCCACAGAGAATATGGAGTATGGCGCTCGATATGCTGTACTAGGAACTAAGATTGAAATTCCTCGTGAGAAGATTGCTATTTTTAGCTGCTCTCCGATGAACAGTAATCCTGAAGGCACAAGCCTGCTGCGAGGAGCGTATGACGCTTGGCGCAAGGCCATTGAGATTGAGAATTCTGAGCTTCTGGGCATTGCCAAGGATCTTGGGGGTATCTTCAAAATGGGCATCCCAGCGGCTTATCTTGATCCCAATGCAGACGCTGGCAAGAAGGCTGTAGCAGACGAGTTTAAGAAGGTGCTTCGGAATATCTCCCAAGGAGAACAATCCGGCATTCTGCTTCCGTCTGATTCTGACGAGACGACCAAGAAAGAATTATTCACAGCAGACATTATGCAGTCCCAATCCGGGAAGTCTTATGACACTGTAGATATTCTGAATCGTGTAGATAGCCGCATCCTTTTGGCTCTCAGCGCTGATATTCTTAACGTAGGCAATGGAGCTAATGGCTCCCTAAGTCTAGTTGAAGGGAAATCAGAACTAGTGGAAATGGGTCTTGAATATCGCTTGCAAGAAATTGCAGACGTATTCAACAAGGACGTTATCCCACAACTTTACGAAATGAACGGTTGGGACACAGCAGGTTGTGCAAAGATGGTGTTTGGCAACATCAGCAAACCCTCGCTTGATTCTATCAGTAAGTTCCTGCAGCGCACTGGTGCTACCAACACAATCGAGATTGATCGTGAATTGCTTAACTATTCTCGTGGTGCTCTGGGGCTTGCTCCTAAGCCCGATGATGAAGAACCTAATCTTCCTGATCCAGCTACTTCGAGGTCTGGAGACGGACTTGTAGAAGGCATGGGAAATGGTACGGGCAAGTCTGATGGCAAAGCCGGTGACGGTTCAGCAGGGAACACTGAAAATGCAGAATAAGGAAAACTATGCCACATAAACTATTACGACTTGCTGGGCAAGTCTTTAATACTCCACAGCTTATTGCCCCGTCCCACTTCAAACCTATTGCAGACTATCTTCTGAGTAGAAACTCTGGAGTCCTTGGTGCTCCAATTTATCAAGGTACTCCCGGCGCTGGTCTTCCAGCAGAAGAGCTAGACATCTTCAACGGTATTGGCGTTATCCAGATCAATGGCCCACTGACTTATAAACCCGTCGAGATGTACTGCGCTCCTGAAGGTACTTCCTACCTTGGCCTAATGGATGACGTAGAAGACATGATTGAAGCTGGCGTAAAGGCCATCATCTTTGAATGTGCCTCTGGCGGTGGGCAAGCATCCCACATGTTCAGCACTGCTGATGCTATTCGTAAGGCGATGGACGAAGCTGGTGTGTATTCACTGGCCTATGTAGATGAGTTTGCTGCCAGTGCCTGCTACGGCCTTGCATGTGTGTGTGATGAAATCATTATCCATCCAGAAGCTCAAGCAGGGTCAATCGGAGCAATGATTGCGCTCTTTGATGACAGCAAGGCAATGGACGAAGCAGGCTACAAAGAGATTTATATTACCAACACCCCCGGCAAAGTTCCTTTTGCTAAAGACGGCTCATTCAAGGATAGCTTCTTGGAAAAGCTTCAACAAGATGTTAATAAGCTGGGCGATAAGTTTATCAACCACGTTAATAAGTATACAGGATTAAGCTACGAAGATATTAAGGCAATGGATGCGCAAGTGTTCGATGCTGATACGT